GCTAAAGCTAAAAGAAACAATTTGAGTGTAGACGCTATTAGAGACAATGTAATGCAAGCTACAATGTCTCTAGTTGGAGCAACAGCCAATTTAGAAGTTGTCCCAGTTATAGCTCAAATTGCCATGAATGATGTAATTAATTATATAGACTCTATGGTCTGGAATTTTAACGATTTGTATATTCTTAAAGCATTAGATGCTTTTAATCCTAAAACCCATATTAAAAAACATTTTTATGAATATATAGCTATAGTCATTATAGCATTCCTTATATATGAGGCGTGGATAATTTGGCCTCTGGTATCTCACAAATATTGGGAAACCAACATCAATGTTAATTGGTTATATATACCTATAATATTATACTGGATATGTAATGTAATTGCAACCATAATGGGATTGATAAATCTACTAGAATTTTTGATATTGTCAATCAGAATGGTAATAGAAAAGAAAAGCAGACATCTTAAAACGCAATTGCTACTGTATTTATTGTTAGCTATATGGCTGTTACCAACCTCTTTTTCCTTTTATGCATTAGCTACAGATGGTAGTGGTTATCAATTTGCAGATGAAGATCTAAATTTATCTCACTTAACCACTCTTGGTTATTATAAAGGAATTTTTATCATATTTTCAAAACTATATAAGTTTATTAAAAATAAATTTTATGATACTTATGTTAAAAAATATGTTAATATCGAACAACTAGAATCAACTCTACATCACACCGTCAAATCCAAATGTATACCTTTAGAAAAATTAGAGAAAACCACTTTAGACCAACAAATGAAATGGGGTATTAAATTTAACGGAGAAAGAGTGGAATATGATTTAAATTCAAAATACTGTACTTGTCACGCTGTCAAACCAAAATATGTACATAATACATCTTCATTACCAAATACTGCTAAACCATATATATATCATGGATGTTTTATAAACAATGCTTCTTCATTAAGAAGATTAACAAGTGCTACTGTGAAACCAGATTCTATCGAAATTGAGAAATTTGATAAGTGGTTCGCTAAAATATTCGAGGCAGAAATTAAACCCTTATTGCATAATTTCAATTATAGTGTAACTCAATGGTTTAATCACCTCAATTCTAAGAAACAGAATGACGTCGCTCAATATTTTAATCATGTAGACAATGTTAGATATGATCCTTGCCATATTGTACCAACATGTAACGAACTACTTACTTATGATAATTTTGTCAAATCTGAAAAACAATTTGATAACGACTATCCTAAGACGAGATGTATATGTTCACCTTGTTCTTATTATAAGTTTATGCTAGGACCAGTTGTCCTTAGATTGGAAAAATTATTCAAAGAGAATTTAAAAGGATATGCAGTTCCTAGCAACTGGCAAAAATGGAACGTC